CTATCCCTTTTGCAACTGATAACCCGGCAATCCCCAATCCTGCGGCTGTCTGCAGTGGGCTTGCGCTCGGTGCGCTCTGTGAAGTCAAAGACATTTGCGAGGACGGTGCGCCACGGTAGATATCGCTCACGAAACCGAGCTGCTGGTACGGAGCCATCGCGTTCTGTGTTGCGGTTGCCCGGGTTGCATCAAGCTGCGCCTGCGCGTTCTGTTGCTCCACACCACCCACACCCATGAGGAGGTTCGTGTCTGCGGCACCCAGTTGCTGAGTGGCCTCGCCGAGGGCACCGTACTGCGTGCCTAGCTGACCCATACCCGAACCCAGTTGACCCAGCGTACCGGCCTTCTGCAGGTCCAGACCGCCTTGTTGTGCGGTCAGCGAACCGATACCTTGACCCAGCTGCCCCATCTGCGTAGCGGCCTGCCCGAGAGCCTGCCCACCTGCCAGCTGACGCTGCTGCTGTGATTCAAATCCCTGCATGGCCGCCTGCTGCGCTTGACCGTAGTTCTGGGCGTAGTCCGCCATGATCCGTTGCTGCATCAGATCTTGTACGCCACGCTCGGTTTCCGCACGCTGTACACCCTCTCGAGTACTACCAAACGCCCCTGCGCCAACGGCTCGAGCCGCATTTCCTTGCTCATTGATGGTTGCCTGCCTGCGCATCTCACCCAGTGCATTTTGAGTGACCTCTTGCTGGTAGGGGTTCATGTAGGACTTGGCCATGTCGGGGCTATACCCCTGCGCAGACCCCGAAATACTTCCGATACCTTGCTGCAAAGTCGGAGCTGCTTGCCCCATTAAGGCTTGGGCTCTAGCGAAATCACCGGCAGTATCTACAGCCCCTGCAGCGCGAGCCCCGGCCTGCGTCAGGCCCATCCCCTGCGTCACACCTTGTGCGCCAGCCTGTATGTAGGGCTCAAAAGAGCCGACGCCCTGCTTGGCGAAGTCGATCCCTTGCTGCTGAGTGCCGGAAAGACCCGCCGCCTCTACAGCCGGAATGTTCAGGGGCTGGTTGTAAAGTCGTTGCGCCTCATCCATCAGGCCAAGCTTACGGGCCTCAAGTTCCGGTGCTTCGCGGACGATCTGTGTGCTGTAGCTGTTATCAGCCATTGCTGCGACCCTCTAATTTTTTCATCAGTGCGAGCATGCGTTTTGCGCCCTTGCGCCTTGATCCATCACCGAGCGCTCGGACGGCCTTTGCCGTAAAGACGAACTCGCCGTCACTGAGCATCGCCGGTACGTCGTCCGATGTACCTGTGCCGGGGCCATTAATGTGACCGTTTTTACGAGGGAATTGAGAAGGGTCGCCACCAGCGCGGTAACCTGTCAGCTCGGCAATCCCGCCCTGACGCCTTGCGATAGGCTGTATTTGGGCCTGCATAAAGGCGTAGGGGTCATAGGCCGTGGAGGTGCGAACGCCGCCAAACTTTAGGCCGTACTTGTCGGGGTTCTCTTTTAAGAGTTTTTCACCCGGTGATATACCGGCAGCCATGTCCTCGTAGCCAGCAGGAACTTCAGCGTCTTCTCCCTCAAACCCTCCGGTAGCGGCCATGATGCCAAGCCCTGCACCAACCAAAGGTGCGTACTTGGTGAAAGCACCCGGTGCAGGGTTACCTGCGGCCTTAGCCGCAGCTTCTATTTGGGCTGGGTTAAACGCTTTGTTCAGACCCTCAAGGAAGCCGGTATCAGCCCCGCCTACACCCATAGTATCTTTTGTCAGGGCAGCCTTCATGTTACCAAAAAAGCTGGGTGAGGTTCCCGCTGTTCCCGCTGTTCCCGCTGTTCCAATGCCCGGAGTGAGTGTGGGTTGGGTAGATGAGGAAAACCCCATTGGGGATGTTTTGCTTCCACCGAGGCTATCAAGGTTAAACGTCCCAGACGTTTGTGCAGAAGGGGTCGCTGCAGCCATCGGGGACCGCATAACCCCCTCCCCAGTACTAATAGCGGGTGACGTGGTGGCCCCTACGGGCGGTGCTGCACCAGCCCCCGTATTGGTGCCAATGCTGTCTACAATCGGTGCTCCCGCACCCACCGCTTTAGGGATGGGTTGAAACGCAGATCTACCTTGAGTAACACCCTTCAGCGCACCTGCGGTCAACGCACCCACAGCACCTGCTTTGAGCGATTCTTTCAAGTTGCCGCCACCAATCAGCGTAGTTCCTGCACTGGCGGCAAAGCCTTGCGCAGCAGCGACGGCTGCAGTCCCTGCGCCACCAAACATAGCAACGGCAGCAGGGCCAGCAACTGCAAAAAGCGCAGCGCCGATTACGATTTTGCCGACCGTGGTGCCAGCGAACTTTTTAACGGCTCGACCGATCTTTTTGAAAGCACCCTTCAGCGAGAAAAACTCTGGCAACCCTGTTCTGGGGTTTATTGACCCACTGCCGCCTCGGCTGCGTAGCATGGCAGCTTCTTCGGGGTTGATGTGTGCCAGCATCGTATCGCCGTTACGGCCTAAGGATGCAATACCGCCCTGCGCAAACCCCTCTGGGGCCATTGGCGGGGCCTCCGCTGCGGGGTTATAGCTAAAGATGTCCTCTACGTTATTAACGCCAGAGACCATCGCAGGTTGCCCAGCAGGGCTCGCCCCACGGATCTGGTCGATGGCCATATTGAGCGCACCAAAGAAGGTGGCATCGAACTCAGGGGGGAGGAGATCTTCAAGACCTTGGGCCAAGTACTTAGCCCAATGGCCTCATAGTCCTGCGGCGCATCGAGGATTTCCTCAACCATTGTGTTGAGCATATCCAGCACTTCGGGAGGTAACTCAAGCCCCTGCAGCTCCGCTTTGAATTCAGCAACGGTGGCTGGGTCGGCTTGTTCAGCTGCACCCAGCATTTCCGTGTTTATTTCGCTGGGAGACAACTGCGAGCGCATTTGTTCAACCGCAGCACTTTGCTCTGCGGTGGGCGCAGCAGTCTGCTCCATCGGGGGTTGATCCGGGAGGGACATGATTCCTTGCATTTCGTCAGCCATAGCCATAGCACCAATCCTGTAATGAGAAAAGGCCGCATAGGGCCGCGTGTTCGCTGGCACACGAAGGTGTACCAATTATCAAGCCCTTATTAGTTTCTGTCCACTTCTAAGTACGATAAATAGAAATGGGTGGTCGCTACGCTGGACTCAACCGTGATTTTATCCCCTTCCATCAGGACACAAGGCACACCATTAAATACATCTATCGTGGTGGAGGGGGCAATACTGTAGCTTTTAAGCAAAAAATGTTCAGCAGCATCTAGCGCCGAATACTGGGAAACCGTGACGGCTCCTCGCGATCCGTTGGCGTTGGTTACTCGCAATGAAGAAATAATTCCTGCATTAGCCGCTGGTACTGTATACAGATCCGTTTCGGTAGCAGCGGCTGCAACAATGACTTTTCTAAGATATTTATTGGCCATAGATCAACTCAACGCAGAAACAAATTGCATAGTTGCAATAATAGATGGGGTTGCAGGATGTACGGGCGCAGCAGATGCAACAAACGGTTGAATACCCACATCTATATCGCTGGTTGACCACGCGAGCTCAATATAGTCGGTCGGGTTTAAGTCGATGAAGTAGTTAATCCCGGCAATAAGTGCGCCATCTGTAGCACCATGCTTATTAAGCACCGAAAACTTACTGTTACTGTTTGGGATATCAGTACCGTTTTTACGAAACCAGATATCTATGTCGTGGATTTGAGCGTGAGGGTTAATTAATTGTGCGCTAAATTGGAGCTCATAGACCCCGGCATAGGCCGCTGTAAGCTTTGAGGATAATGTCCCCGTGAGCGCTTGGCTGGCGCGGTCCTGCGAGGCACTTACTGTGTAGACCCCAATGCCACCCGTGGTTCCTGAAACTTGACCTCTGATGTAAGTACCGGCGGTAACGCTTGTACCAGTCAATATCATGCCCAGCTTAATTGTACCTGAGGCAACGGCAGTCACCGTCAATACGGTCCCCGCACCGGGAGGGGTGCCGTCATTAATGGTAGCAGTGAAAGAGGCCGTATAGCTGTCAAGATACACACCATTGCTGTAATCGGTAGTATCAAAGCGCATGGTCATCACTTCTGTGGTACTGCTCAAATACTGAGCCGTGCCGTCTTGGAAAGAGCCATAGGGAAGTAGGGGCAATTGGGCGGATGATCCGGACCCCGCAGGGCCTGCGGTACGACTAAACCATGTGTATGCAGACGCAGTGTTCTGGTCTGGAAACGATGTGTAAGTGGTATTTAACTGCAAAACAATTTGCTCCAGAGAACGGACTAACTGGTCAAATTGTTCTGCGCTATAACCGCTCGTACTGGCGTTAGGCAGACGGACGTTAAAGATTTTGGTCATCTCAACCCGTCCTGCTGAATATCGACACGCATAGTGCCAAACCGCCAAGTCGTTCCCAGCGCGGTGCTCTCTATCCGCAGCGATATCTGCCTGCCCCGAGCACGGGTATCAACCTTCTCGGTGGTAGGTGTGATGACGTAGGGGTCTAGCGAGCTAGGGCTGGCTGTAGACTGTGGGAATGCTCGCAGCAATAGGTGTACGGTCAGGTTACCCGCTTGGTTTTTGAAGTCGGGGATAAACCTGCGCATGTACAGCATGGAATCCCCGTCACCGATGTCGAAGTAGCCCGACTTAATGCTTGCCTCAAGCGCAACGCCGTTCGCGTCAGTGCCAGTTTCCTGACTGTATACTATGGTGCGTCCCGCCGTCAGACCGTAAATTGTCGAAATGGTGGTTGCAGTGCTGTCACTCAAATACTGGGTTGCAATGGGTTTTGCAAATGTTCCGGCGCTCGTCCACGCCGTGCGGTCCATCGTGCCGATTGACCAGACGTTTTCGAGATAATTGAAAGTCACACAGCGGTCGATGAAGTCCGATGTGTATGAGCAATACCACCACGTCACCTCGTTGAACTGGCTGTTAAGCCCTACAAAGTTTTTGCTCCCCTGAACCTGATTCATGTCCTTGAACACGTAATCCTGCACCGTGCATGGGAGCTTTTTAACAGTACCGTCGAACACGTAAAACGCATCGGTGCCCATCCAGAAGGCCACCCCGTTGACATCGATGGCTGCATGAGGACCAATGCACCCGCAGTTTGCGCTCAGTTGCTGGAAGCCAAAGGTGTACGGCGGGCCTATATACTGCATACCATGCAGGGATGAGTCCGTGAATATAAGAATTTGGCCGCGAGAGCGCACCGCAGTTACGATATGGCTACCATCAGACAGTCGTTGTCCGCCAGCAGTGTTCGTCGCTGATTCGATGAATTCAGTGATGTCCTCTTGGTTTGAGAACCGTACAAACATCGGATCTTGTGTGGTCGGATCTCCAACAGTAGTCTCAGTGCCAAAACAGACGAGATGGCGGTCTGGGGTAGACAACAGCGCGTAGGTGTT